GAACGGTGCTGCCGCTACTTCAACAGGCGGACAGAGTTTTACTAACAAAGTTCCAACAATCGTTACAACTGGTACTCCAGCAAACAGCGTTGGTGCAGTTGGTACATACGCAATTTCATACAATGCTGACAACACATCAACTGGCCACTTGGTAAAAGTTTATTACAAGAGCCAATTTGAAGATGATGGTTCAGTTGGTACAGCAACATGGGTACAGATTGGTTCTAGCGCATGGGCAACAGCTCATCCTGTGGTAACTCCAACTGCTACTGTTAGTGCCGCACCATATACTTCAGGCGCTATGACTATTGTAGTAAACGGCGTAACACCTGGATCATCTGTGCCATTCTCGGGCGGAACAGCCACAGAAGTAGCAACAGCATTAGATGGACAAGTTCCAGGAGTAGGTGCTCGTGTTGTGAATGGTCAAGTGCATTTATTTGCAACTACAAACGATGTTAACAGTATCGAAGTTACCAGCGCAAGTACAAACATTTCTCAACTAGGTATTGTTGCTGGAACATATTATGCTCCAGATTTCAAGATTAGTCCGCATACAGACGTTCCATTATGGAAGCGTAATAAGAGCGGAAACATTGCTCGTCCTACAGGTTCTGTATGGATGAAGACAACTGAACCTAACTTAGGTGCTCGTTGGAGAGTTAAGATTTACAACGGTACTACACAGTTATGGGACGAAGCCAGTGCTCCGTTGTATGCTACTAACCAAGCGGCAAACTACGGTATTGACCCAACTAAGGGCGGTATTGGTATTCCTGTTAATTCTGTGTATGTACAATACAATTACGATGAATTTGCACAGCCTTTAGCAGAATTCCGTGTAATGCGTAGAGCACGTAGCGGTTCAACAGTAGTTAATACAGTTCAAATTGGTTTAACAACATTAACTTCTGGACAAGATTATGCTATTAGCCTTGGTGCTGGACAAGCAGGTAGTGCTACACTAGCGCAAGGTGTTGTAACATTTACTGCATCAGGTGTGGCCGCAACAACAGCCGCAAACATCGCAGCCGCAATTAATAGTGCTAACATTGGTGCTATTGAAGCCAGCGTAACCTCAGACAACCGTGTTAAGATTGAAAACACAGTTGGTGGCGATATTCGTTTTGCTGACGTTGGCGACAGCGCAACAGGTGCTTCAGCAGTTGGTAGACTAGGATTTATCAGCGAGAACACTAACGTTTATATTCTAGGCGAATCTGATGCAACATACGAGTATGTTGCTTCTAACTGGATTCCACGTACATTTGCTGGCACAACACAAAGTTATTTCATTGACACAGCCGCTCCAACTACACTAGTTGCAGACGGCGAACTATGGTATAGTTCAGTTGTTGATGAAGTGGATATTATGGTACACGATGGTAGTACTTGGGTAGGTTATGGAAAGGCCGTTGGCGGTTATCCAAACACAGACCCAGCAGGTCCTATTGTAAGTGCTTCTGAACCAACAATGTTCGCAGATGGCACTACAGAAATCAATGCAGAAGCAGATGGACAACTTTGGATCGACACCAGCGACATTGAAAACTATCCAGTAATCAAACGTTGGAACGGTGATACATTGAAGTGGGTAACATTAGACACATCAGATCAAACAACAGAAAACGGCGTATTATTTGCCGATGCACGTTGGGCAACTAGCGGTGGCGAAATGAACCCTAGCACAATCGCAGACTTATGGAATAGCGATTTCCTAGACTTCGATGCTCCAGATCCTGCACTATATCCACGTGGTATGATTCTATTCAACCTACGTCGCAGTGGCTTCAACGTTAAGCGTTTCAAGCGCAATTATGTTGACCTACAAGCAGACAACGGACGTATGGGCGATGTATCAATGGAAGCCTACTATCCACATCGTTGGGTTACTGAATCTGGTAACCAAGCAGATGGTAGCGGTTCATTTGGACGTCATGCACAGCGTAAGGTTATTATCCAAGCATTACAAGCATTGGTAAACAGCAACGAAGATATCCGCGATACAGAAGTTCGTTCATTCAACTTAATGGCTTGCCCAGGATATCCAGAGCTAATTGGCGAAATGGTTTCATTGAACTATGACAGAGGTTTAACAACTTTTGTTGTAGGCGATACTCCTCCACGCTTAACTCCAGATGCTACAACAATTAACGACTGGGGTAACAACGTTGCTCTAAGTCTACAAGACGATGATAACGGACTTGTAAGTTACGATGAATACTTAGGTGTGTTCTATCCATGGGGCTTTACAAGTGACAATGCAGGACGCGATATTGCTGTTCCTCCAAGTCACATGATTTGCCGTATGATTGCACTAAGTGACCAAGTAAGTTATCCATGGTTTGCACCAGCAGGAACACGTCGTGGCGGCATTACTAACGCAACAGCAGTTGGTTATGTAACAGCAGAAGGCGAGTTCCAATCAGTTGCTCTAAATGAAGGACAACGTGATACATTGTATAACGTAAAAGTTAACCCAATCACATTCTTCACTGGAGCAGGTTTAGTAAACTTTGGACAGAAGACTCGTGCAAGAAACGCTTCTGCCCTAGATAGAATCAACGTAGCACGTTTGGTAATTTACCTACGTAGCCAGTTGAACAAACTTGCTAAACCATACATCTTCGAACCTAATGACAAGATCACTAGGGACGAAATCAAGCAACAGGTTGAAAGTCTGTTGTTAGAGTTAGTCGGACAACGTGCTCTATACGACTTCTTAGTTGTTTGTGACGAAAGTAACAATACACCTAACAGAATCGATAGAAACGAATTGTATGTAGACATTGCTATTGAACCAGTTAAGGCTGTGGAATTCATTTACATTCCAGTACGCTTGAAGAATACTGGCGAGATTGCAGGGCTATAAGGCTAAGATAAATAATTACAGGAGATTATAGAGAATGTCTATTTCAACACTAAGCAGATTATCGGTGCCCTTAGCCAGTGACCAGTCAGCAAGCTCTCAAGGCTTGTTGATGCCTAAACTGTCTTACAGATTCAGAATTTCATTTGAGAATTTTGGGGTATCAACACCAACAACAAACTTAACCAAGCAAGTTGTTGAAGCAAAACGTCCAGAAGTAACATTTGATTCTGTAGAATTACCAGTGTACAACAGCCGTGTTTACATGGCTGGTAAACACAAGTGGAACCCAATCACATGCAAATTGCGTGACGATGCCACAGGTGAAGTGCAAAAGTTAGTCGGTGAGCAACTACAGAAACAATTTGACTTTTTTGAACAAAGTTCGGCAGCATCTGGTATTGACTATAAGTTTACTACTAGATTAGAAATGTTGGACGGTGGTAACGGTGCTAACGTTCCTACAGTTTTAGAAACTTGGGAAATTTATGGATGCTTCTTAACAACAGCATCTTATGGTACTGTAAACTACGGTAGTAACGACGCAGTAACTATTGATTTAACTATTCAGTACGATAACGCAATCCAGAGCCCACAAGGCACTGGCGTTGGTACAGCAGTAGGAAGAGCTCTAGGAACTCTCGCTACAGGTGGATAATTAGTTCCGGGAGCAATATAAAAGGACACTTCGGTGTCCTTTTTCTTTATCTGCACACTTTTTCTTAGCCGATAAATAATTATATGGCAAACATACTCAACGGATTTTTAAACAACGTAGGACAAGGACTAGGTAACCCTAAAGGTACGCTAGGCGATTTCCAACACGCGGCAAGACTTTATAATAGTCAGGCTATGCGACTTGCTCCCAAAGGCAAGTGGATGTATCACGTGGTATTCAACATTAATCCACGTGCTTTAGGATCAGCAAAATTTGATATTCAGAAACACGGTACTGCTATCAATATGTTGGTTAAGTCTATTGATCTTCCTAAGTTTAGAGCTCAGGTTGAAAAGCCAATACAATATAACAGAAAAAGACAAATCCATACTAAGTTAGAATATGATCCAATTAGCGTTGGATTTCATGATGACAACTTTGGCCTAACAACAAACCTATGGGCTATGTATTATGGTTATTATTTTGCAGACAGTAAACATGGCGGTAGTGCAGGATCATCTGCCGCAGGATCATTATTGTCTGGTGTAGGAAATTTAATAGCAGGCTTTATACCTGGAAGCAATGGACTACTAGGCGCAGTTAAAGGATTCCTAGGTAGCTCAGATGCAGGTGTGCCTGCCGCTTATCAGCGTAATAGTTACAAAGGCTCCGCACTAAACACATATCGTTATGGCCTAGATAATGGTAGCGGTGCTCCTTTCTTTAGTAGCATTCAAATATTCCAATTAGCAAGACATCAGTATCAGAGTTATACATTAATTAATCCAGTAATTACAAGTTGGAGTCATGACAGTCTTGCTACCAGCAGTACAGAAGCATCTGGTAACACCATGCAGGTTGCCTATGAAGCAGTTATATATGGTGCCGGCGCAGTTAGTCGTGGCAATCCAAAAGGATTTGCTACAGAGTTTTATGATAATCAGCCTAGCCCATTAGGATTATTAGGCGGCGGTGTAACTAGTTTGTTTGGTCAAGGCGGCGTACTTGGTGGCATCGGTGATATCCTTAGTGATCTCGGACCAGGCGGCAATGGATTCACACTAGGTACACTAATTAAAGGCATTAACGTTTATAACAATGCTAAGAAACTAACTAAAGAAGGACTACGCGAAGAAGGATTTAGTATTTTTAAATCTGCACTTGGTGCCAGCACAGGAATTGACGTTAGCGGTGTGGCTAATGTATTGTTCCCTAAAAAGGCAAGTAGTGCGGCTAATGCACCAACTAAAGCACTTGCACCGGTGGCTGCTAGTTCTGGAAAGACAAATGATCAAATGATCAAAACTTTAAATAACAATCCAGCGGCAAAGGCAGCAGTAGCACGACAAGCCTTTGCCAATGAG